AATCAATCAACAAAAATTATTCAAATTATGAAATTATTCAAGTTGGTGGTGATAACGATAAGCCTCTTGGTGGCAATAGCACAAACCTCTGTGGGAAACTCGACTATTGGGAAGTTGCAAAACTTATTGCTGGCTCCGCAAAATTTATAGGTGTAAACTCAGGACCAATGCATATTGCAAACTGTTACCCTAGAGTAGAGAAACGTATTGTGCTACAAGAGTTTCCTATCAACACATTACTATCATTCAGACCAGGCGATGTTCGCAATTGGCTGTTCTCTTGGATTGATCCTACATGTACATTCTTTAACAAATTTGAACACGATGTAGGCTATACCTACTCACATAAAAAAATATGAAAAAAATCACCGTTGTAATTGTAGGCAATACACACCAAAAGGCTATGCGTTTTGCAATTGATACTACTTTAGAAAATACTCCAGATGTTGAAACTGTATTGCAAGTTGGTAGTATACCACTTGGATACGGAAATCATATTCCGTTGCGTGAAAACTTTACTGTAGACGATTACAGTTACTTCATGATTAAGAATCTATGGGCGCATGTCAAGACTGAGTTTGTGCTAGTGGTTCAGTATGATGGCATGGCGGCTAACAAGATGCATTGGTCAGACGATTACTATAACTACGATTATATTGGTGCGCCATGGCCTGATAGATTCACATGGATTAGACCAGAAGAAAAAGTTGGCAATGGTGGATTCAGTTTGCGTAGTATGAAACTAATTGAATCGTTGCGCGATCCTTTTATCAAGTTTGAAAACAGTCCAAGATTTAGAAATGAAGATGCGGTAATTTGCCAAGGGCATTCTCAGTTTCTAAAAAGAAAGTATGATATAAAGTACGCACCAATCGAAGTGGCGAATCAATTTGCTCATGAGTGGTGCAACCCTACTGGTAATACATTTGGCTTCCATGGTGCGTGGAACTTTCCGTTGTTTTTTGACGAATCGGTATGTATGAAGTATCTACTTGACATTCCGAAAGAACACTGGTATAATGATAAACTAGAAATGTTAAAAACGATTTGTGATAGCAAAGGCTATGGCAAACTTTGGAATGAAATACTTGCGAAAGTTAAGGATGCGTGATATAATGAAAGTTAAGGATGCGTGATATAATATATGGAATATTTGATTGGATAAAACATGACTGGAATTCTAATCGTTTTCGTTTTTGCATTGAGTTGCTTGCTTGGGGCATTTCAATTGGGTGTTCGATCACCATGGCTCTCACAGTCCCGAATCCGCCCCTACTTACTCTTTACCCTATTTGGATCATCGGCTGTTCTCTCTATGCTTGGGCTGCTTTTACTAGGAAATCTTTTGGGATGCTGGCTAACTACCTCTTGTTAACAGCAATTGATAGCGTTGGATTAATAAGGATGATATTATGAACAAAACTTGGACACTTGACGTTAAGCAACATGAAGATGGAGATTTTTTTATTGAATTTCCTGATGAAGTGCTTGAAGGCGCTGGCTGGCGCGCCGGCGATACGATTGAATGGATTGACAACAAAGACGGAAGTTGGACTTTGAAAAAACGTGAAACACAATTGGTTCTTGTTGAGTGCATCTCACAATTCCGTCAACGCTATGTTGTTGAAGTTCCTATCGGTGTTGATGACTTTGGTAATGACAAAGCCAATTGGGCTCTTGATACAGTTACAATGGAAGAAGCACAAGAATTTTCACAAGAACATCTTGGTGAAACAATTGTTTCGCATCGTGTTGTTACACCAGAAGAAGTGTTAAAACTCTGTGACAAAGATAATTCGTATTGCAGTTCATGGACTGATGAACATAAAATGGACACTTTTGTAACAAAGTGGAAAGAAGATGACGTTACCTGACGAAAGATACCGCGCACTCAAGTGCGGCAAACAATTTCTTTACGATCTAATTGATCCTAAGAAAACTCCGCGAGTACCAAAAGATATTCGAAGACAAGCATTGTGGGTACTGAGGCATTACCCCGATGACTATCATTTTGAGATGATGGCAGAAAAAATGCCTGATCATTTCGATACTAAATCCTTTATGGTAAGGTTACAGGAAAAAACTTAAATGAGCAAGATTAACCAGTATGGAAGACAGTATGAAGTATTTGATGCTACAAGTAAAACGCATCGTAAAATATTTCATGATGTTATAAAATACAAAACATGGGGCCGCGCTCCTATTCGTTTCTGGATTGAAAATGAAAATAATAATCTCATTAGTCAAATTGCAGACGAAATGGTTCGATATTACATGATGAAAGAATTTGGTAAATTTACTCCAGAAGAAGAAGAAGTAATGTCTGGCTCAGGCGTAAGAACGCGCCCTAACCCAACACCATACAAACGAAAGGTTTATAAGGAATGAAAGTTTATATTGGCCCATATAAAAACTGGTTTGGTCCTTACCAACTAGCAGAGTTACTTTGCTTTTGGGCAAAGAAAGAAAAAGATGAATATGGTTTCGAACGTGAACCAGATTGGGTGCATAACTTTGGTGAATGGCTTGCCCATGGTAGCGTAGAAAAAGAAGACCCAAAAGCGACAACACGTTGGGACAGAGACCGTCCTAACACATGGCTATATAAACTATTGCTTTGGATTGAATCTAAGAAAAGGCGTATTGTCTATGTGAAGATTGACAAGTACGATACTTGGAACATGGATTCAACTTTGAATCCTATTATTCTGCCTATGCTAAAACAATTAAAAGAAGCCAAACATGGTTCTCAAATTGTTGATGATGAAGATGTGCCTGAAAAGTTTCACACTACATACGATCCCCATAACTGGGATCAACAAGAACTCTTTCCCGAAAAGAAAGAAGCCGCAGATAGCGCAGTAGATGACCTTGTGCATTTACGTTGGGATTACGTTATGGGTGAGATGATTTGGTCGTTTGAACAACTTGCATCAGATTGGGAAGATCAATTTCATACAGGCAAAACTGACTGGATGAGTAAGCCATGTAAATGGGATGAGAATGGCAAACCAACATTATATCAAATGGTTGATGGTCCTAATCATACCGCAAAGTTTGATGTAGAGGGTTATCAAGCACATAGCAAACGAATCGACAATGGTCTACGTTTGTTTGGTAAATATTACAGAGGGCTTTGGGACTGATGTATTGCCAATCTTGCCATAAAGAATACTCACCATCTTGTGACTTTCAACAAGGTAGATGCCCATTACACAAACCAACACTTAGTATAAATAGTTCGTTCAATTCAACAATCAGGAGACAGTTATGGAAATTATCATTGGCGTTATTATTTTTAGCGGTATTGCTTATTTTGCCTATCTTATATTAAATAAAGAAAAGGCAGATGGAACACATCCGCTTGATTCTGTTACAAAGCCAGTAGAAGAAAAGCAACCAGCGGAAGTTTATGAACCTGTGAATGTCCTGCACGTTCAAGGCATTACCGTGAAGGCCGTAGAACCAACACCTGCGCCAGCACCAAAAGCAAGAAAAGCACCTGCTAAGAAAGTTGCCGGTAATGTGACGGCAAATGTTGTCAAGCAAGCAAAGAAGAGAGTGCCTGCTAAACCTGCAAGTAAGTAATCACTAACATTTGTGTACTTACCCATACTTGACAACAGCCAGGAAATGCGGTATGATATATACAAATGAAAGGAAAACTTCCATGAAACTCACAGCCTTAGTTGCCGCTCTTTTAGTTGCAACTACCGCACATGCAGAGGTTAGGTTTTCGAAAGACCCAAGGCAGAATGAACCGCGAACACTAGATGGTCAAAGTCATTCTTACAAGCCTAGCCCTCTTTATAATGTTCCGAACCAATTGGTTCGATATGCACCTATTGTCAATATCGAAACAATGTCAAAACTGGAAACTGGTGTTACTCAGAGACAAGTCTGTGGCGTAACTACAGTACCCATTCAAAAAAATGTTCCCATTGTAGAAGGTCGATATGTGCATCCAGCAGATGCCGCGCTTGGCGCGGTTGTTGGTGCGATTGTCGGTGCCGGAGTTTCAAATGGTAATGTAGGTGCGACCGTGGTCGGTGGAGCAATTGGTGCGGGTGTTGCAACCAATTCTAATCAGAGAGTAGTTGGTTACTCCACACAAACGGTCGGCTATCAACAACAAAACACTTGTCAAATTCTTGAAGAACCTTATAGCCGTAATGTCATTGTGGGTTACCTTGTAACTTACGAAGACAATGGCGAAAAGAAAACTATATCGACTACCGTTCATCCCGGTACGCATGTGAGGCTTGTGACCACTACAAGAACCGAGATGTAATGTTTTTCATATATGGCGCACCTAACAGTAGAGCATGTGAGAAAGCAGAATTTTTGCTATATACAATGAATTATGAGTATCGTATGTATTTGTACGGAATACACTTCACACTCAATCAACTTCAGAGATTGCGACCAGGAACACAAACTGTTCCGCACATTTATCATGGCACAAAATATATTGGCGGCATAAAAGAACTTTATGAATACCTATACGGCAGTCAAGATAGTGACAGAGGAAGAATCTCCGGATCTGGAGAAACTAAAGGCATTCTTAATTTCATTGCTGAAAACGAACAGAATAATAGTAACGATTCTACAAGGAAAGAACAGTAAAGTAGAGAGTATTTGGAATCTTGAAACTAACACTTGGACATATAGACCTACATCATGAGAAAGATTAATTCAGAAATTGGTGCTGAACCCATCTACACAAACGTAGAAGGTAAAAGTGAACAGAGCGTTTTGATTGACGCATTCAATTGGTACAATTACAATTGCGGAAAGAAAGAAGCAAAAGAATTTGTACTCGACTATTTGAAATTTGTCGGGCGTAACAAGAATGAAATTCTTGCGATTCGTTCCGTATCAGATTCTAAAATCAATTTACAATTTGGCTGGCTTGCGCGAATGCTTTGCCTTGGTTTTGTTCCTAGTGACAAGACTAAGCAATACTTTGCGGGTAAATATAAAGAACTTTTGGTCGAAGCAAATAAAGAATTGAAAGTTGTTGCTGTTGCTGTGGTGGTTGAAGATGCGCCAAAGGTCAACATTCAAGATCGCATTCGTGAGAAGGCAAGCGAAGAGGCTGGAGAAATAGAAGGTCTCATTGATGACTTTGTAACTACTGGTTGCAAAAATCCTATCGATATGGATTCTTATTTTCGTTCGCGCAATCTATCATCCGTGGTGATGACAAAAATTTGTAACGTCTTCATTGACAGAGCAAAAGAGATTGAAGAAGTAATTGATACGACTGATCCGCAATTGAAAGAAGGCTACTCTAACTTTAGCAAGCCAGAGTTGCGTAGATTCAAAGAGTTTTTGGATTCGATTGTCGTTTCCGCAAACAATCGTGCAAGTATTAAGCCAACGCGCAAAAAGCGTAAGGTGAAAGAGAAACCTGCAAGTGTTCTAGTTTCTAAACTGAACTACATGAAAGACTTTGCAGAACTTGGTTTGATAAGTGTTCCGCCTGAGAAAGTGGTTGGTGCATTACAGTTATGGACATACAATACGAAAACAAAGTTACTTGGTGTTTACAATGCAGATAACGCAAAAGGCTTGTCTGTAAAAGGTAGCACATTACAAAACTACAATGAACAAACATCCATTGGCAAACGACTACGCAAACCTGCGGCAACTATCAAAGAAGTGATGGAGGCTGGCAAAGTTAAAATCAAGAAGATTCTGCCAGACTTGTCTACCAAGGAATCAAACTTGACAGGTCGCATGAATTCTGATACAATTATCCTCAGAATAGTTAATTAGGATATTGAAATGATTTTACTCGACTTGAATCAAGTCATGATTTCCAACCTCATGATGCAACCAGGAATTGCTAACGGTGGTATCGATGAGAATTTGATTCGCCATATGGTACTCAATAGCATTCGCATGTACAATGTGAAGTTTAAAGAAGAGTATGGTGATCTTGTAATCTGTGCAGATGATAAGAAGTACTGGCGCAGAGATTTGTTTCCGTACTACAAAGCGGCGCGTAAAAAATCGCGTGAAGAATCTCCATACGATTGGAATCTAATTTTCGAAACTCTTAACAGAGTACGCGATGAGATTCGCGAAAACTTTCCGTACAAGGTTATACAAATTGATAAGACTGAAGCCGATGATGTAATCGGTACAATCTGTATCAACTATGGTGTTGAATTGAGAAATTCACAAAGTGAAAAGATTCTGATTCTTTCTAGCGACAAAGACTTTATGCAATTGCAGAAATTCGCCAACGTAGATCAGTACAGCCCTATGGCAAAAAAGTTTCTAAAAACGTCAGAGCCAATCAAATTCCTTAAAGAGCATATTCTCAAAGGCGATAGGGGTGACGGCATTCCTAACATTCTGTCTAGCGATGACACCTTTATTACCGAAGCCCGTCAGAAGCCTGTAACTGAGAAAAAACTAAATACATGGGTATCGCAGAAACCAGAAGATTTTTGCGATGCATCAATGTTGCGTAATTACCAGCGAAATGAAAGTCTAATTGACTTGTCAAAAGTACCTAGTGAATATACAGATAGAATTTTAACCGCTTATCGTAGCCCCAAAGAAGTGAAGGGTAAAGATAAAGTACTAAACTATTTCATCAAGAATCGTATGAAACAATTGATGGAACATATACAGGAATTTTAACATGCCGACTGACATTAGTAGAGCAACCATACCAGAGTTGCTTAAAATTGTAAATGATGTACCCACGAAAGATCGTGTATCACATTTGCGTGAGATTGCCAATTTGAAACCTGAATTGAAAACTATTCTCACATTTGTATACAATAGAGACATTCAATTTGATTTGCCTGAAGGAACACCACCTTACAAACAACTTGACATTCCAGACAATTGGGGTTATAATAGACTACATAAAGACTTGAAAAAGTTTGGGTACTTTGTAAAAGGCGCAAAGAATAACCTTACCAAGGTTCGTAAAGAAAGAATTTTTATCGAAATGCTAGAAAGCATTTCTGCTGACGAAGCCAGACTAGCCATCATGATCAAAGATAAAAAATTGACAGGCTACAAAGGCATCACCCGCAAGGTAGTAGAAGACGCACTACCTGAGTTGTTCGTAGGAGAATCGCAGGCTTAACATGTCTAAGACGGATAAAAAGATTAAAGGGTTTCGAGAATTTCTCGAAGAAGATGAACGTAAACCTAACCCAAAGAAAAAACCTTTGAGAGAAGACAAAGGAAAGACTCGCCAAAAGTTACAGCACAAATTGCGTGGTCTTGATCCAAAAAATATTTTGGAAGATGATTTTGATGAATTTGAAGATGAATGGAGTATGAAATGAATAATGGTCTAGTTGCTTTCGTGGCACTCTTTGTTATAGTGTTTGCAATTTTATCGCCACTTGCATTTATTTGGTCTGTGAACACTTTGTTCGGACTAACAATTGCTTACGGGTTTTGGGAATGGTTAGCGGCACTTGTGCTAGTATCATTCGCGGCACCAAGAAATATTTCTTCAATCAAGCAAAAATGATGCACTGGATGCATATATAGATACATGACAAATAAAACTTTTAAAGGAAGACTAATGCAGTCAATATCCCATCATAGTAGAAAACTAGATTGCACATATGCGATGCCATTCGTAGGCTCACGCACACCTGCGATTTGGGAAAACTGCCGAGGGGGCACGGACTGACTACCAACTAAAAGTCAATCTAAACACAAGCCCCCTAGCCTAAAAAACTAGGGGGTTTTTGTTTGTGTTGTAAAAAAACAACATCACTTGACAAGAGTAGTGTTGTTTGATAGAATAGAGTTTATCCGGCTGTGGTCTAATGGATAAGGCAACGCTCTTCTAAAGCGTCCGATGTGGGTTCGATTCCTGCCAGCCGGGCCAGTTGTAAAAATACAACAGAAAAGTGCTTGACAAATCATTGGATATAGCATATACTTAGTTCTGTTGTGAGTGATTCAGATATTTCTGGATTACAGAAAAGTTCTTTAACAATTTGTATCAGGTATGCACCTATCGTCTAACGGTTAGGACGGCGCCCTTTCAAGGCGCAAACGGAGGGTTCGATTCCCCCTAGGTGTACCATTTGTTTTGCTGATGTAAGCCATGGGCTTGATCATGCCTGAGTAACTATGTATAGAAACGGTAAACTTGCAAATAATTCCGTTGAGCATAGCAAATAGTGCGTCAGCAAAACAAATGGTAGAATCCCGTTACTATTTTCGTTAAAATAGCGTTTGATTAGCGATAGAGATCCGGTGGCAGAAAACCGTTAGCGAGGCAACACCTCAGGCTCTGATAGGCAGTTATCTTTCTGCACACAGGCACCAGATAAAAAAGATGGACAGAGTAACTGCTCAATTAGGGGCTGGCATGGAAACCAGTAGCCTATCCTTATTAAAAAATATGTGGGTGTGTGCTGAACGGTGAGGCGGCGGATTGCAAATCCGAATCATGCAGGTTCGATCCCTGTCACCCACTCCAGAAGAATATGGGTTTTGCCCCTTTCAGCGGACTGTAAATCCGTCGGCCTTGTTACGAAAGGAAGTTGCCACGTGGAGCGTTACCATCAAGACCCACCATAGTCGCACCATCAAGGTGTGTCAATCCAGCAATAGGTGCTGG